AAGCCATTGCTCACGGCGTCTATTTTTAACCTCTGCGGCAATCTCACTTCCGAAATAATTAACGCATTTTTGAGCATCACGAGCTTCATGAATAAATGACCTTGTATATTGTCTACCTTCGAGAAAATAACTATCGCCATCGACAAAGATAATCGGTAATTGCTTGCTAGGCCATTCAGAAAACTCGATGATCTGATCTCGTATCAAACGATAATGCATAATACGATAATCTTGAGTTTGTCGTTCATTTACAATGCGAGGCTGCATTGCTTTTACAATTTTCTTAACTTCTTGCGTTTCTTCAGTAATGGACAACTGTAAATTATAATCTTCCTGTATTTTTTCCCATTCAACTTCGTTAACCGTACGTCCATCTGATAATTTGTAAATGGTTAATGGATACCACTCTTTCACAAAATAATCGCATACGGTTATGGTATCTCGGGTTTGCCATTGGAAATCCAAGAGCATATACGGATCGATGTAACTAACAGGATTTGTAACATACGGATAGGTAGCAAAAAACTCATCTCGAGTAAAAACGTAATAGCGAGCGCAATAGTTGCCATCACCTTTATGAGGTTTGAGAGCTGTTGGATCAAAGGCCGTGCGTGTCGGATCAGGGATAAGATCATAGCGAATGATTTGATTAAATGATTTCGGAGACTCATAATCTAGCATAATTTGAAAGGCACCGAAACCCATCATGAGGGCTGATTTGAATGCTGTCTGATACACTAGATCGTTTTGACTTTGATAGCTTATCGTACGTACTAGGTCTGCTCTTAAATTTATTTGTTCCTGTGTTGCTTTGCCTGTTAGCGACCGAACTATCAAATCAGGTTTGTTTTTTCGCTGCTCACCGGCAATTTTTTTCGTAGCATCATAAAGCTTATTAAATGTCATGGCAGGTTTGAATAGACGTGTGAACTCGGAACGCTCAATCGCAGTCCATTGGTCTCTTAGCACAAAATTCATGTCATCCTTACCACGAGTGATATTCTCACCGAAATAGGATTGCCAAATATTGAGATGTTTCTTAGATTGAGTTAATACGGCTTGCTCATCAATGCCAGCTTCATTCAAGCGATTGATGCGTCTTTCTTCCATTTCATTCAGTTTCTCAGGATCAAAATCCTGATTCACATCATTAGGATCACGTTCCATTTAAGCATCCTTGCTTAATGTATAAAATTTATGCCGTCTTTATTCCTAGGCGACGGCAGACCACAAGGGACGAGGGATAGTCGTCGGAATTAGGGTAATACGGTTAAAGTAATCACTCCACCTGCACCAATGACTGGTTTATAGATTTGATTTCCATCGGAAGCTGCAACAAATACGAAGTCTGAGGTGTATAAAGTAAGACCTTGAGCTGCGATTAACGGGTTAAGAAATCCTGCGCCTACGACTTCGGCTAAAGTATTGCCACATTTCATACGAATATAACGAGCATTAGAGCCGTCTTGTGATTGGCCTGGGAGTTCTGCATCAAATACGAGATTGACTGGTATTGCTGGCATGATAGATATCCTTATCTAAGTTAATAACTGATTCCCCATGAATCAGTGCCTCACGATATGCGTTCATTATATCTGTTTCAATTTTATCTGTAAGTAAATCTCTAATGATCTTAGTTCTTTCCTTGACCATTTGATCAAGCTCAGGATCTAACCACATACGATGCCTTTTCCTTCGCAAGCACCACATAGAGATTTAGAGAATATAGTGTCCCCAACTTTGCATTGCACACCATCAACAGACATCGCTGTGATAAATTCAGGTTTGCTGTATCGAGTTCCTTCGCAAACTGGACATTTATGAGGTTTTTTTCTATTTTGATATTGTTTATGAGTTATATCTTGAAATCTTTTTAACTCTTTAATTTGTTTTTCTAAATCTGCAAACTTTGACTTTAAATCATCGATTTCCTTAAACTTCGATCGTATTTGTTCATCAGCATATTCATTATCAATAATGGATGCTTCACAGTGTGACTCAAGGTCTAACTGAGTTTCATTAATTTTTTTATCTATTTCATCAACTCTTCTCGATATCTTCTTATTATCATCTATTTGCCTAAGCTTAAATTCGTGAAGCGATTCTATGCGATTGCGTAATTCTATTATTGTATTGTTCATGAAAGATATTGCGCATAATTCACATGTAATTTTATATCTTCCATGTTCGCAATATCCTGTTTCACTCGGATAACAACCGCTCATTAACTTTCTCCAAAATACGACTCACGATATAACCTAAAAATTTCTCTTCAAACTCATTTCGAATAACACGCAATTCATCTTCTATATTCTGATCATTATCACTTTCTTGACTCACTTCTTCTTACCTTTCTTGCCACGACGTGCCTCACTATAAGCAATCGCAACAGCTTGAGATTGTTTTTTCCCGGAATTCATCTCTCTTTTAACATTCTCGCTGAAGCCTTTTTTAGAGCTCGCTTTCTTTCCTTTAACTAGCGGCATGATCAATTCCTTTTTTCTGCGGTAGATAAAATGATTTCATCAATGTATTGAGTGCATCTTCAACCTTGATTACTAATTCATCAACATTTTCTTGTATTTGAAAACAGACATTCACAACTTCATTTGTATTTAAATGTCCATACCTAATCTGCATCATAGCTGGCTGATCAGAAACTTCAATTCTCCATACCTTGAATTTTGGCATGCCAGCCCATTTATGGTAATCGTTTATGTCCATTATGTTATTGCCTTAACAGCCCACATAACGGCTTGTTCGAGATTAACTTTAGCTAATTCCATACAACGTTTATCACAAATTGTCTCAACTAAAAGGTCATCGAATATTTCTTCTAATATTTGCGCACCATCTTTTATGCCAGAAATATTATCTTTATCTAATTGACTTAACGACTTGTATTCTTTTCTAAATGTATCGCTCATCATGAACCCCTATAATTAGTCGCTCGATAAAACATTTCTTGTTCTTGATTAAACATCTTTCCTTTAGCTTCAAGATTCTTGTCAATCCAAGAAACTTGTTTAGCTATTTGTGGATCGAATGCATGTTTGTTTAGGTCATTATCATTCATGATATTCTCCCTCATTGAATGAGCATATTATATACTAGTTTTAGATCTTGAAATCGCTTTATTTGCGCATAATCGAGAACAAGTTTTCTTCTTAACATATTTGTCACATTCAAAAGAGTTTTCGCATATTTTGCATATTCTCCTTTCATTGTCTAATCCCATCTTACGCCTATATTGTGACTGACAATAAGGCGAGCAAAATCCTTTTTTATTAGCACATGCATGTCTTTCAAAAACTTTATTACATAATGCACAATTATAAGTTTGCTTCTCTGTTTCCCAAGCAATTTTTCCAATTTTACTATGAAACATTCGTCCTTCTTCGCTCTTATGCCATTTTTTAGATAGTGGACGAATATTATTCATATGTTCTATTGCATTTTCCGTACCCTTTCTCTCTATTCCATGTAATTTAGAATGCTCCGAATGGCTTATTAATTGAAGATTTATAATGTCATTATTAGATTTATCATGATCTAAATGATGCACATGAAATCCTTTTTTTATTTTTCCATTATAAAATTCCCAAACATCGCGATGCATATATTTAGTTTTTCCAAATAATTTATAATCAGCTTTATAATATCCCTCAGTTTTTTTGTAATATTTAATACTATTAAATTCTTGAACGTTATGTTTTAAGCCTCTACCCATTTTATATTTCCAATTGATGCAATATAGTATATTTATATACTAAACAGCATCAATCAATTTTGCCATCGAAAAGTAGTATTATTTTGGAAATAATCTATTTTAGGTTTCTCCGGTTGAAGGCTTTTTCCGGCTAATGGAATGAGGGCATATTGGAGCGAGTCATGAATGTGACTATATTTATTTTTGTTTGGTTTATCCTGATATCTTTCATCACCCGATATCATCATGCGTTTGAAATGATAACCCGACATAAATCCTTTTACCAATATCGGACAATCTTGTCTTGATATGAGAAAGGCAGGCTTACCATCCATCATTAAATTAAGAAAATACCTAACGCTATTAATCCTAACATCAGGATCATTAGTACTAGCAGCATTGGTATTAATTCCCAAAGTATTGAGTTCACCGATACAAGATAATTCTTCCATGATCGTATCGCCATTCGCACCCGATGGATCACCTTCGCTCCCCCCAACTTTGTTATACGGGAAATCAATCGCAAGCTGAGGTATCACCACATTCTTAGCGAATGTTTTGATACCCATATCCT